GGCATGGCACTTGAACTAGAAAACTTTGAACCTGATATTAGAGGTGGCTATCGCCGTATCAACGGCTACATTAAATGGAACAGCAATATTGTTCCTCAAACATCCAGCGCATCTGAAGAAGTCCTTATGTCTGCTTTTTTTCCCGGCAATAATAAAATAATTGCCGCACGTGGTGAGAAAGTATTTGAGGCTGGAACAACAGGTAGCTGGACAGAAATTGACACAGGACGTACTAATGCAAACAGGTATACGTTTTTTAGATATAATCTAGCTGGCACTGAACATATTATATGGGCTGATGGTGCAAACCACGCAACAAAATATGATGGCACAACTGTAACAGATATTAACGCAACAGGCGCACCATCTAATCCAAAGTTTGTTGTAGGCTATAAAAATGCTATGTTCTTTGCGGGGCATACAGCTAACACAGAAGAACTTGTATTTACAGCACCTTTTACTGACAATGACTTTAACACAGCCAACGGTGCGGGAGCAATACGAGTAGACAGCACAATTACTGGATTGTTTCCGTTTCGTGATGAACTTTATATTTTTTGTGAAGAACGTATATTTCGTCTTGTTGGCAATACTATTGCAGACTTTCAAATGCAACCAGTTACCAGAGACATTGGCTGTCTAAATAATTTTACTATTCAAGAACTAGCTGGTGATATTATTTTTCTAGGGCGTGACGGACTTAGAACTGTAGCAGCGACAGAACGCAATAACGATGTAGAACTTGGTACTATTAGTTCTCCTATTAAAGAACGCTTTGATGGTTTAACAGATATAGATGAGTTTGTAAGTCTTGTAGTACCCGGCAAAACCCAGTATAGATTATTTTTAACAGATAGAAGTGCTGTTATACCTTCCAGAACTAGGGGTATTGTAGCGGTACGTAAACAACAAGGGTATGAGTTTTCAGAAATTGAAGGTATTCAACCTGCTTGTACAGACTTTACAACAACACAAGGAGTTAGTTACGTTATTCACGGTGGATATGATGGATATATTTATCGTCAAGAACAAGGTAATACGTTTGATGGAACGGCAATCATAGGACGATATCGTTCTCCCGACATGACTATGGGAGATGCGGGTATACGTAAAAACTTTCAACGTGTAATTATTAACTATGCGCCTACTGGTGTACTAAATTCTGATTTGTTTTTACGCTATGATTATGAATCCCCTGATGCAGCAAGGCCGGATGCGTATCCATTTGATAGTTCTACCGTTGTAGCATTGTATGGAACATCTAAGTATGGCACAGCTACATATGGTGGTCAGTCAAACCCATTGGTAAGACAACCAGTAGAAGGTAGTGGATTTGCTGTAGCAATGCGGGTAGTGGATAATGCTGAATCATCTCCGTATACATTAAAAGGTTTTCAGCTAGAATTTGACGCAGGAGCAAGAAGGTAATGGCAGGTTACACTAGACAATCATCATACACAGACGGTGATGTTATTACAGCAGCGCAGAGTAACGATGAGTTTAATCAGTTACTTGCTGCTTTTGTAAATACCACTGGTCACAAACATGACGGCACAGCCTCTGAAGGTCCAGTAATCGGATTGATTGGTGACCCCGGTGTTGCTACCCCAATTAACAAAGTTGTAGTAGATGATACCAACAATCGTGTTGGTGTTTTTGTAGATGTAGGTGGTAGCACAACTGAACAAATACGCTTTCAAGATGGTGCTATTGTTCCTGTTACAGATAACGATATTGACTTGGGTGCATCCGGCACAGAGTTTAAAGACCTGTTTATTGATGGCACAGCCAACATTGATGCACTTATAGCTGACACTGCTGATATCAACGGCGGTACAATTGATGGTGTTACTATTGGTGCTGCATCCGCAGGTGCCATTACAGGTACAACAATTGTAGCTAACACAAGCATAAACATTGCAGGTGATGGGGCTACTGTTACAGGCATTAAAGATGAAGACGACATGTCTTCCAATAGTGCGACTAAACTCGCCACGCAACAATCCATTAAGGCTTATGTAGATGCCCAAGTCACAGCGCAAGACCTTGACTTCCAAGCAGATAGCGGTGGTGTTCTTTCTATCGACCTTGACAGCGAGACTTTTACGCTTACAGGTGGTACAGGGATTGATACTGCTGGTTCAGGTAACGCTGTTACTTTTGCTATTGACTCAACTGTAACCACACTCGCTGGAACACAGACACTTACCAACAAGACGCTTACAACGCCCGTCATCTCCTCTATCAGTAACTCAGGTACTCTTACCTTACCCACAAGCACAGACACGCTTGTAGGCCGTGCTACGACTGATACACTCACCAATAAAACTCTTACAAGCCCAACTATTACTACTGGCGTACTTAACGGTGCAGTCAGTGGTACATCTATTAAAGATGAAGATAACATGGCTTCAGACAGCGCAAGCCATCTGGCTACACAGCAGTCTATTAAGGCATATGTAGATAGTCAAGTAACTGCACAGGACTTTGATTTTTCTGGTGACAGTGGTGGCGCACAGAGTGTAGACCTTGACAGTCAATCCCTGACATTCACAGGTGGCACAGGTATTGATACAACAGGGTCATCACAGACAATGACCTTTGCTATTGATAGCACTGTAGCAACACTGACAGGTTCACAAACTCTTACAAATAAAACCTTGACAAGTCCTGTGTTGAATAGTACAATAAGTGGAACTTCTATTAAAGATGAAGACAATATGGCATCTAACAGTGCTGACCACTTAGCTACACAACAGTCAATCAAAGCCTACGTAGATACACAAGTAGCTACTGTACCTGTCGGTGACATTACATCTGTAGTTGCTGGCTCTGGTATGACAGGTGGTGGTACATCTGGTGATGTTACACTGAATGTGATTGGTGGTACAGGTATTACTGCTAATGCTGATGAGATTACCATTGACAGTACAGTAACAACACTTACAGGTACACAGACACTTACAAATAAAACCCTGACTAGCCCCACTATTAATGGTGGCTCACTGTCAAGCACAGTCACGGGTACTACGCAATCTGCTGGCACAAACAATACTACAATTGCTACGACAGCATTTGCAGCAACAGCAGCAGATAATGCAGCGGTGGCTTTAGCAATCGCACTAGGATAATACGCTTGACAAATCAGTATGATTGTGGTATAATTATACATAATTGGAGAAATAAATGGCAAACTCATTTAAACTGGTGACAGACACTGGAGTAGGCACTTCTGCTGCCACAGTTCATACTGGTGCTGGTTCTACCGAAACAACAATCATCGGCATGTCGATTGCTAACATTCATACCTCACAGATTGAGGTAGATGTACAGCTTGAAAACAATGACGGTGATAATATCTACATTATAAAGGATGCACCTGTACCTGTAGGTAGCAGCCTTGTTGTTGTGGGCGGTGAACAGAAAGTAGTTATGAACGCAAGTGATGTCTTAAAAGTTACGTCAAATGTCGCATCTAGCGCAGACGTTGCTTTGTCTATTCTTGAAATTACGTAAGGAATAATAATGGCTTATATCGGTTCAGGTATATCAAGATTTAACACAGCAGATGAACTGACTGTCACTGGCGATGCTGTTATTGACACCACCACGCTTGTCGTAGATTCGACTAATAATAGGGTGGGCATTTTAAATGCCAGCCCCACTACTGCATTAGATGTAACTGGCACAGTCACAGCCACAGGCCTGACAGTTTTAAACACTGGTGCTGTAGCAACTTTACGTTTGGAAGGTGATGTTGGCACTGCTCCACACGCTGAAGTGCAGTTTGCCCATGAAAACTATACAACAGGATATGGTGCATCTATTGGAACTTTTGATGCAGGAAGTTTTGGTGGTGGTCTTGTTTTCAAAACGCTTGCAAGCGGTTCAGCTTCTTCAACACCATCTGAAGTAATGCGACTGGATACGTCAGGGAATCTGCTGGTGGGTGGCACTTCACTGGGCGAAAATGGTGCAGTAACAATGGGTGGCGATGGTCGCATCTACGCCATTCGTGCATCTGACACAGCTGGTTTCTTTGGGCGCACAGGGGCCGATGGCAGCATTGTCAACTTTACCAAAGACGGCACAACGGTTGGCGTAATCGGCACTCAAAGTTGGGGCATCGGCACTGCGTCACCTACATCAGCAAGTGGTGGCAAAGTATTAGCTGTTGAAACTACTGCTGATGAACACACCAACTTAGTTTTCAACACTGCCAACACAGGCAGAAATGGAATTATCGAAGGGCGCCGCACTGGACGTTCTGGTTCGGAACGATTTGCACAAATCAATATTGAGAACAACAGTGACAATGGAGAAATACGTTTTTACACCGCAGGTTCTGGGAGTGATGTAAGTGAGCGTATGCGCCTCTCAGGGAGCAATCTGCTGGTTGGTACGACTGACAGTAACCCAGCAAACAATAGTGGCTCTGGGAATGATGGGGTGGCGATACATCCTGACAGTATTCGTGTCGCTCGAACTGATGGTGATATGCTTCTTTTGAACCGGCTGAATAGCGATGGCGATATTGTTAAACTTAACAAAGACGGCGCAACGGTTGGCGTCATTGGCACAATCGGTGGCGATATGGTTGCTGGCACTGGTGACACCGGACTGCGTTTTCACGATGGCGCAGACCAAGTTTATCCGAGCAACACGAATGGCTCCGGCAGAGATGCTGCAATAGACCTAGGCAATAGTGGCGCACGTTTCAAAGACGGTTATTTCGCTGGCAATATTCGTACTGATTCCACATTATTTGCACCGTCTTTTACATGCTACCCAAATGGTTCTGCACCAACCGCTGATGCCGCAATATATCGTCCGCAAGATGGGACACTAGGATTTGTCTCAAACGGCAGTGAGAAGGCTAGGTTTGCGTCTGATGGAAACCTATACATCGCCAAGACTAGTGACACTGCAACAGGCGTTGGGCTTACATTAAGTGGTGGTGGGTTTATTCGTGCTGTTAGAAATGAAATTTGTGGCGTTTTTAACAGACAGGGTTCTGACGGCACTTTGTTGTCATTCGCTCGTAGTAATTCTGGAGTAGGAGCAATTAGCGTCACAACTTCTGCAACAACGTACAGCACATCATCAGACCGCCGCCTCAAATCAAACATACAAGACGCAGCATCAGCATCCGACAAGATAGATGCTATTCAGGTACGCCAGTTTGATTGGAACGCAGATGACAGCCATCAGGATTACGGCCTGATTGCACAGGAACTTCAGCCGATTGAGCCAATGGCTGTCACAGGTGATGCCGACAGTGATGAAATGATGGGCGTGGATTACAGTAAACTGGTTCCAATGCTAATCAAAGAAATCCAAGAATTGCGTGGTCGTGTGGCTGCGCTTGAAGCCAATTAACAGGAGATAAACTAATGGCAAACACATACACGTGGTCATATCCACAACTAGACACTGCACTCACAGAAGGTGACTTGTCAGACGTAATCAAGACAATCCACTGGCGCATTACTGCTGTCAGTGACAG